ATGATAAAGGTAGAAAAGCGTTATCCAGCTGAGGGGATGTCTTTTAAGTCCTTAGCTGAACCATCTTCGGTTTCTGGTGTTCCTGTGACTGATCAGCATAAGTCTTGTGATCCGTCTCTGCTAACTCCTTTAGCTCCTGATCCTTCTTTTATTTCTCCGTATTTAAATTCTTTAAATTTGTTTGTTTCTGATCTTCATCGTTGTGTTGATTCTATCGATAAATCTTTATCGGAGATTTTTAGTCATGCTTCTGGTGTCTCAGATCAACTTACATTGGCGGCAGTTGAGTCTATATCTCTGTCTTTAGCTGCCATTATTTATGAATTATTTTCTTTAGAAGCTCGTTTGTCTTATTTTTCTTCGTCTCATCTTCCGTGATGTATGCGTATTACTGACACTGAACGAGGTGCACGCATGGCATTAAATATTGCTGAGATGTACGTTTGTCAAATGGATTTTTGGGAAGATACTTTGCCCCAGCAGTTTGATTTTTGGATGTCTGTTCGTTCTGCTGCATTGGAACAATTACATGAGTGTGTCTTATTAAGGCAGTCGTTTTTATGATTAGTCTGTTGGGACGCGATAAGTTGATTTTTTATTCTCGCTTTTTAGCTAGGGTGGTTTACAGTTCGATTTCTATTCTTTTTGATTTTTTAGTCTCATTCTTTTTTTCTCTTTTTGTTTTTTTGTTGTATTTTTCTTCTTTCCGTTGGGTTTTAATTCCAATGGTCTGTGCTGTCTTTGTTTTTTCGATTTTCGACGAAATTCGTTATCAACGTTATTTACTTGGTGATTTTGGTCCTAATCTTTTAAGTAGGGGAGATGTCTCTTGCAGAGAGTGATGAGCAGTTATGTCAATTATTAACTACCCAGTTCAATCAATCAGGGGTCCGCCTTCAATCGCAAGCTTATGCTGATTTATTACGCCGCAGTTCCTGGCAGCAGTTTTGGACATTAACGTTTCGACCGACGAACTCTGGTTCTAATGGCAGTATGCATCCGGAGGCCGCTGATAAAGCGTTCCGATTTTTCGTCAGTAGTATTAATCGTTCGTTATATGGTCGTGTCTGGTCCAAACGTCCTCATTGCGGTATTCAATGGGCCAGAGGTCAGGAGTGGCACCGTGATGGGCGGTTACATTTTCATGCGGTCGTGGCTACGCCGGATGAGGATATTAATCGTTTAATGAATCGGTATGAGTGGCACGAGTTTTGGTATCGAGAGTTTGGCCGTAATCGTATTGAGGCTCCGCGTAGCCAGATGGATATTACTGGTTATGTCTCTAAGTACGTTTCAAAGGGTGGAGAGGTCGATGTGTCGCGTAATTTCGGGGCATGGGTGCCGCCGAAGATTGATTATAGCCCACGTCCCGAGCAGGGCACCTTGATTACAGGTGACAGCGGTAAGTAATCCGGCGATTGGTCCGTTATCCAGTCCCCCGGTGGCAGGTGGCAAGCCCCGCACTGTGGGTTCAAAGCAGTTCTACCTTGTCTCCTGTGGGGGGTAAGGGGGGGACTTAGCTTGACCCCACAGTAGCGACCGAAATTGATGTAATGACCAAACAAAATGAGATGACGAGAGACGAGAGACGAGAGACGAGAGACGAGAGACGAGAGACGAGAGACGAGAGACGAGAGACGAGAGACGACGATATTAATTTAAGTTATTTAATCAGTGAATTTATCAATCAATGAGAGTCAGTCAATGCAAATGCAAATGCCAAAAGTAACGATTAAGTCTGATGTAGCTATGCGTACTGTGACTACTAAACAAGGTACACAAATGCCGATTTATAGCCAACGTGCTGAATTGGATTGTGAAAAGATGCGGGTGGAAATAGAAGTTGTTGTAGATGGATTACGAGAGGGTTATCCCGTGGGAGCTGTCAAGTTATGGGATGTGCTATCTGATCTTGTTGTAGGTCGTTTTGGGCTTGAATTATCTCGTAAGAAGACGTTAGTTGATGTAAAGCTTCCTCTTGCGTCTTCTAGTGTTTCTGGTAAGGGATGATGAGTTGTGGCACAGCAATTAATGGCTTTATATTGTACACAGTATGATGTTGAGGCTAGGACATGTTCTCAACAGGCTTGGATGGTTCCGCCTTCTTTGTTGCCTTCAATTTCTTATGACGATCTCCGTACTGTTTTGCCTTCTATTGTCATGTGTTTTTTGGTCGCTTGGGGGTTTAATTTTCTTTTAACTGTAGTTCGTGATTAATTTTACTATGAGGATGTTTTTATGAAATCTTATGTTGATCGTGGTATTGCTTTTTTTTCTTTAATTTCTACTAGTTCATTAGTTTTTGCTGCTGATGCGGCAGGAGCTTCTTTTGATGCTGGTGCGGCTGTTACTGCTTTGGGTGCTATTTCTGGTGCTGTTGCCCTTATTGGTGCTGCTAAGCTTGCTCCTGCTGCTATTTCTGTGGGTTGGAAGTGGCTTAAAGGTGCCATATTTGGATGATGTTTTTTTAGTGGGGAGGAGTGTTCTCCTCCCCTTTGGAGCATTGTTATGGATGTTTGGTTGGTCTTATGTGTAGCCGTTCTTTCTTTTTACATTTTATTTTGGCCTTAGCGTTAACTTTAGTAATTTTATTTCCTTTTTGTTTATTTGCTCAGAATGTTCCTCCTTCTGTTGAAGTAGTTCCTACTTCTGTTAGGTATTCTTCTGTTATTACAGATGGTGTGAATGTTTCTGCTACGTTTGAGGCTAGGTCTAGTGGTTTGGTGAATGGTGTTAGGTATTATACTGTTCCTGTAGATATATCAACTTCAACATTAGGTTCTCTTGCAAAGGCCGCTGTTCGTCGCGGCATGGCTTTTTATAATGTTTATTCTATGTTGAGTGGTTTAATTAATGGGGCAGGGTGGGTCATTGATGAGTTGACTCATGAAGTGATGAGTGGTCCTGCTTTAAAAGAGATTCCTGTTGGTACTGTTGCTTGGTGGTGGCAGTCCCCAGGTGATGGTCATGTTTTTTATTCTGTCACTCCTCAGGGCTTGATTGCTCCTATCAATGCTTACCAGGGGTCTTTGTCTCCTCCCCAGCCTCTTGTTGTTAGTTCTAATGTTTCTTCTATTAGTTCTGAAAGGTGGATATATCATCTTGAAGGAGGCGGCGAGTATATCGGTCATTTGTCTAAGACGTCTGAATCAGTTCCTGACTATTCTTCCGGTTCACCTCCTTCTGTGATTCTTGATACTGATTTGGGTCAGTTGGTTCGTTCTGATCCTTCTACAGTCAATTCTGTTTTAACTGATTCTCAGACGGGTGCTGTTCTTCTTACTCCTGAGATCGTTTCTGCTTTGAATAAGTTACGTCGTTCTTTAGAGGATGATTTGAAGGCTTCTCATGCTCCTGATCAGCAGCCATCTAGTGGTGGTGCTAGCCCCCCACGTTCTGGTACGGCTTGGCCCTCTTTTTGTAGTTGGGCCAGTGTCGTTTGTGATTTTATTGACTGGGTGAGGTCTGATGATTTTTTGAAGAAACCTCTTGTTCCTCCTGATGTTCCTTACGTTGATAAATTACCTCAGCCTAAGACTTGGTCATCTGGTTTAGGGGAGGGCGCTTGTCCTTCTCCTACGACTTTGCCTATAGAGTTTTCCGGTTATAAGACTAGTGTTGAGATTTCTTATCAGCCTTTTTGTGATTTTGCTGCTTTAATGCGTCCTGTTGTCATTGTCATTGCTACGATTCTTGCTGCTTATATTGCGGGTGGTTTTCGCGGGGTGAAGAATGTTTAGTTGGTTAGCTATGTTGTTGCGTAATATTTTGGGTCAGACAGTTGCACGTGGTTTAGTGGGTGCTGGTCTTGCCTTGGTGACGACTGTTCCTTTAATTCCTCTTGTTACTTCTGCCTTGAATCTTATTGTTTCTAAGATGTCTGGTATTTCTGCCGATGTATTAAATATTGCTTTGTTAATGGGTTTTGGTGAGGCGTTGTCAATTATTGGTAGTGCTATGTTGACTCGCTTAGCTTTGCAATCTCTCCATGTTGGAATAGTGAAGGCGACTACTTAATGTTATACCTTGTGACTGGTGCTCCAGGTAATGGTAAGACTTTATATGCTGTTGATTGGTTAATTAAACAGATTGAGATTGATAAGTCTCTTGTTAAGGCTGGTGCTGTCCCTCGTTCTTATTACACTGATATTGAGGGGTTCGATGTTGAGGCAGTTCGTCGTCTTACTGGTTATGTTGTGCAGTCTGCCCCTGACGATTGGCGTACAACGCCTCAAGGGAGTGTGATTGTTTACGATGAAGCTCATCGTATGTTTCCTACTGGTCGCCCTGGTCGCTCTGATGATCCTAGGGTGTGTGATTTAGATACACATCGACATGGTGGCTATGATCTTATGTTTGTCACTCAGTGGCCGACGAAGATTCATCATGAGTTACGTCGTTTGGTGGGTGAGCATGTTCATTTGAATCGTGCTATGGGGTTGCAAACCGCTGGTTTATATCGTTGGTCTCGTGTTCAAGATGATCCCTATGATATTCATCAACGTGAAAAAGCCGAGGAGGAGGTTTGGAAGTTTCCTAAGGATCGTTATGTTTTATATGCTTCTAGTACCCTTCATACTGTGAGTCATAAGTTTAGGATTCCTAAGAAGGTCTGGAGTGCTCTATCTGTTTGTGTGACTTGTTCTGTGATTGGCTTGGTTTTTTGGCATTATTACAGTCCTGCTCATTTGTCTGAAGCTTCATCTTCTGTTGCGGGTGCTCAGGGGCAGGCGAGCTTGCGAGCTGCCCCTGCTTCGCTGAGTTCTTCTCGTTCTTTACTTTCTGGGATGCGTACGTATGCCGTTTTAGAGACTGAACCTGCTCCCACTTTGTCTGGGTGTGTGTCTTCTGAGCGTTCTTGTCGTTGTTTTAATACGGATGGTTATCAGATTGATATGAGTGTGTCTGAGTGTCGTCGTTTGTTGGCTTCTCCTTTGCCATTTAATGTTTATCACGCTTATGTGAGTTCTTCTTCTTCTTCTGTTGCTGTTTCTTCTTCTTCGTCTTCTCCTCCGTCTTCTTCTTCTTCTGTTTCCTTGTCTTCTTCTGTTTCTTCTGTTCCTATTTTAGGGTCTTCTTCTGCCGCTGTTTCTTCTCATTAGGTGCGTTTTTTGGTGGTTTTTTATTGATGTAGTTCTCAGATTAGTGAAATAGTTTGATAAATAAGGTTGCTGCTGTCGCTCCTGCTGCCATGAGTCCGCTAGCTACTACTACTGGATACCATTTTGATTCTTTAGATACTTTTAGTGTTTCTTCTATTAGTTTTTGTGTACGTGCATTCATTTCTTGCGTACGTGCATTCATTTCATTGATGTGTGCGTTCATTTCTTGCGTGTGTGTGGTTACCTCGTGAATTTCAGCTTGAATCTTTGCTGTTTCTGAGATTAATTTTGTAATTTGTATTCTTTGTTCATCTATGATCTCTGCGTTGTGTTCTTTTTGGGTCATTGTCATTTTTCCTAGTGTTTTCTTTACATAGTGTAGATCACTGAGGGGGTGTAGGGGGTTAGCCCCCTACGGAGACGCTTTACGCTTTTGTTGGCGTTGTGTCAGTACTTGTCTTAATACGATGATCGACGCGGTCCCACTGGCTGTTTGCCTTCTTTTACGCAAAACCGTTTTTTGAGGTGCGTTAGTGATGTGCTGCGGATCGGACGCGGCAAGGCCGCCTTGTGGAGCTGCTGCTCGCGCTTCTTCCATCATTTTTTGCCATTCTTGCGCTAGTGAGCAGGTTAACGATAGCCACCTGAGCTGCCATTCTTCAATGGCTCTTCTTTCTGGTGTGACTAGCTTTCCATTGATAAAGGCGAATCCTGTCCAGTTTCCTGTGAGTCTTTGATTTGGAATTTCATCGTTACTCATTATGAGTGGACTAGTTTTTTATTGATACATTGAGATTCTTCTATGTTGCATGTAAGCATTTGATTTGAATCATTATTGTTGCTCATTGTTCGTGGACTAGTTTTTTATTGATCAATGTGAGTGGCTTGTTTATTAGTTCCTTTTCTAGTCTATACAGCAGTTCTCGCACCCATCTTCTCCACGTGGACATAATAGGCATTATCTGAATTTTCATTAGTAAATTTTTCACTTATTGACTGTGCTTGAGATGGGTTAGGGCAGGTGATTCCTGCGCCTATTAATAGTGTCGCTGCGGTGGCAGTTAGTTTTTTGTATAGCTTTGCCCATTCTTTGCCTAGGTCACCTTTTTCTTGTTCTGATTTGATCAGCAATAGCCAGTGTCCTGGGTCTTCTCCAGCGAATTTTGCTAGCTGTCTGATGCGTTCTTCTGGCATTGGTTTCATTTCTCTTTGCCAATCATTTAGTGATGTGTGTCCTATTCCTAACTGATCTGCTAGTCCGCGCATGCTTTTCCTTAATGATCGCTGAATGCACAAGTCTATTAGTGTTTTTGCTTGCATCTTTGTCCGCCAAATAGGTTCCAATTGTCCGCTTTATAGTGTACATTTTCATTGTCCTTCTTATGGCGGACACCGCCTCCTCATTTATCCTATCCTGGATGGGGAGGTGTTCTAGACAGGGTAGGGCACGGTAGGAGTGTTGAGATGATAAGGGTAGAAGCGCGTTATCCAGCAGAGGGGATGTCTTTTAAGTCTTTGGGTGATCAAAGCGAAGTATCTGCGGCTTCTAAGGTTTCTGTTACTGATCATGGTCATTCTTGTATATCTTCTCACAGGGTCGGTGTTTTGCTTGTGGGTATTGAAGCGGCAAGATCGGAATTGCTTTCGGCTTTTAAACGTTATCAAAAATTAGGACTTGCGGGTTTTGGTATATCAACGTTTGAAGAGAGACGTGAAATTTCTGATTGTATTCAAGATGCTTATAATAGATTGGCGATTTTTGTTAAGCGTGCGGAACGTATAAGCGATGCGCAGGTGTGATATGTCTAAACTATCTGTTTTAGACGTTTTTTTTGATGGGGGGGGCGTTATGTTGGAAAATGAGAGGCCTGTATTGGGCGCTTCTGTCTTTTCTCCTCTTTGTTCTTCTTTTTCTCGTCAGTATTTAAAATCTTTGTCTTTATTTATTTCTGATCTTGATCGTAACTATCATTTTATAAATGAGTCTTTTTTGAAGATGGATCGTTCTGCTTTTGAGGTTGCGGATGAGGTTACCTTGCACAGTCTTCATAGAATGTCTTGTTATTTGAATGATTTATATCGTGAGTTATCTATATTAAAGCGTTTTTTTTATCGTCTTTCTCTGTCGTCTTCTAATCCAAAGTGATGTGTATATTGGGCGGGGTGTAGTATGAGTGATGAATATAAGAAGGTTCAGCCGTTGGAGTCCTGGGATGAGGTTATATCACGCTTTGAACGTATTCAGGCGCATGCATCAGAAGTAAGTGAAAATGCTTATATTGTTGTGGAGAATATGACGTCTATTATTTTTTCTTTGGGTATTCTTCGTTCTCGTTTGATTGCATTTTCAGCTTCTTCTCCTAATTTTGAACAACAGGGTTAGTTGCGTATGCGTATCACCGATACTGAACGAGGTGCACGCATGGCATTAAATATTGCTGAGATGTACGTTCGTCAATTGGACCTCTGGCCAGATAGTTTGCCTCAGCAGTTTGATTTTTGGCTGTCTGTGCGTGCTGCGGCATTAGATCAATTAGATGAGTGTTATTTATTAAGGCAATCATTAGTATGATTGATTTATGGAATTGCGAGAAGCTGAGTTTTGAATGTCTCTTTTTGGTTAGGGTGGCTATTTCTATACTTGTTTCTATTATTGGTGGGGCCTTGGCATGCTTTTTCATTTATCTAATTGTTTGGTGCTTGTCTTCTGCCTTTGGATGGGTATTAATTCCCATATCGTTCGCTTTTTTTGTCTATTACGTTATTCAAAGCATTCATAATCAAATATAGTTTTCTTGGGTGAATTTTTGATGAAGCGTTTTATTCATGATGTGTATTTAGAATATCATTTTGTTCGTTCTTTTTTTCATCTTCCGTTTGTTACGCTCTTTATTAATTTTCTCTTTTCGTGTTTTTTGTTGATGTTGGCGTGTGTTTGTTTGGTTTTATTAGTTCTTGTTCAGCCAACTTCTGGTTTTCAGGATTATTTTTTGCATTCTGTGTCTCATTCTTTGTCTTCACCTGTTGCTTCATTGTGTCTTTACACTTTTGCTTTTTCTCTCTGCAATTGTGTTTTTAGAACCTGTCATCTTCTCTGTTGGGGATTATGGGGGCGTTGTGATTCTTTGGCCTTTAATCGTTCTTAATTTTTATGTGGAGGTGTTCAGTGTCTCGTCGCTCTTCTTCTTCTGATTCTGCGGTTTATGTTAATTTTGGGGAGCGTGAGCGTCGTGCTGATGTTGAGAAGGCTGCTCGCTTATATGAGACGCGTCGCGATCGTGTAGAGCCGTCTTATGTGTTTCCTGCTCCGTCCGGTGAAAAGGGGGGTAGCCCGAACAGTAATACGGGCCAAAAGGGTGTTGTTGGGTCCTATCCTGTTTCTATTGATTATTTGACGGTTGTTTTTAGTTATGCCCGTTTGGCAGAGGCGGGTTATTTTGATGAGCCTCGTTTTCTTCTTTATTTGTTATTTGGTTTGAGCGTTGATGATGTCATCGTGGGTTCTCATACGTCTGTGCGTTGGCATTTTTATAATTCAAGTGCTTCTATTATAGATTCTAATGGTGATCTAGTTGGCAAGATTGGTTGGGATGGGAATGCGGATTCGTATTGCATTAGTTTGACGGGTTCGGCTTGCCGTTATATTCATGATTGGTCAAAGGTGAAACGTTCATTGGCTTCTTTGGATGCGCGGATTACTCGTTGTGATGTGGCTTATGATGATTATGACGGTATATTGGGGACGGTTCGGCATCATGAGGCCCTTGCGCGTGAGCATTTAGCTCCTGCGGGTGGTTGTTTGTTGTTTTCTTCTGGTGGGACTCCTCCGCGTACGCGTTTTTTAGATGATCATGGGGGCGGGTCTGGGTGTACGTTGTATGTGGGGCAACGTGGGCATAAGCAATTGTGCATTTATGAGAAAGGCAAGCAGCTTGGTGTGGCTGAATCTCCCTGGGTGCGTTATGAGGTGCGTTTATATGCCAAGCATGCTGTGATTCCTTTTGATTTATTAGTGGAACCCCTGCGTTATTTGCGTGGTTCTTATGATTATTTGTGCCAGTTATTTTCTTCTGTTGTTGTTTCTCCTGTGAGTCGTATTCGGACGGTGGTGAAGCATGTGGAGGCGACAGGTGAGGCGTTGGTTCGCTGGCTGCGTCGTCAGGTCGGGCCTGCGTTAGGGGTGTTGCGTCAAGCGTTGGGGTGTGGGTTTTCTGATTTTATTGTTGATCGTGTGGAGCGTGAGGGCTTGCCTTCTCGTTTTCGGCGTATTTGTCGGGGAGGGGATTTGCCTGCGTATTTGCGAGAGACGTTAGTAGATTGTTCTGTGGGCGTGTGTGTGTAAGTTAGTGTGGATTTCTTTTATTTTATTAATGATTAGGTGATTTATGTCTATTGTGAGAGTGAAAGATAATGTTCTTATCGAGCGTTCTGTAAATACTCAGAAGGGGCCGCAGATTTTTCGGGAACAGCGTGCTTGTGTGGTGATGGGAGGGGCGTATGAAACTGTATTTAACTTGAAGTTGGGGACTGATCCATTATATTCCACCGGTGATTATTTGATACATCCTGATTCTTATGGGACGGATGATTATGGGAACTTGGTATTAAGACGTCTTAAGTTGATTCCT